GAAGTCGGTCATCATGAACGAGGAGCAAGGGCCACGGCTCATGTACTACCTCTGTCAGCATCCCGAGGAGTGCGAGCGGATTGCTCGTCTCGCGCCTACCCCGCAACTAGTGGCCTTGGGACGCCTAATCACCAAGATCGAGAATGAAGTCGCCACGGCCGCCGCGCCAGTTGAAGACGCGCCGAAGCCTGTCGCCAAAAAGGCCGCGCCAGTCTCGAAATTGCCGCCGCCGCCCAAAACGGTCGGGGGCGGAACTGCCGCGTCCACTGTGCCACTTGACGAGTTGTCGTACGCGGAGTATCGTGATCTTCGTAATCAGCAGGAACTGGCTAAACGCCGGTAACGGTTGATTGCACCTACGCGGAGAGGGATGGTGTCGTGCAGCCCATCCCGCCTCTGCCGCTCCTTTGGGAGTGCCTCTTGACGCTGCACCCGTTGTTCCACGTGGAACGATAGACCACGTTAACCACTATCGCCTGAGCCGATTCACCCGATCGCACCGGCAGCGTTCACTGACCGCACTTGTGCGTGTTCGTGCGTGAATAGGTCTACATCTTCGGCCTTCCCAGGCTGCTCATGGACGTGTCCGGCGAGTCGTCCTTAACCGTCGCCGTGTTGACTGCCTCACCCCACGCGGATTCAGTCGCCGCACACACCATTTTCTTGAGCAGGTATTTAACATGGCTAACACTCTTTTGACGATCGCAATGATCACTCGCGAGGCGCTCCGCGTCCTCGAAAACCAGTTGACGTTCACCCGCCAGGTCTCCCGCCAGTTCGACGACAAGTTCGCCGTCGAAGGCGCGAAAATCGGCACCGTGCTGAACGTGCGCAAACCGCCCCGCTACATCGGCCGTACCGGACAGGCGATTTCGATTGAATCCGCAGTCGAAACGCAGGTCGCCGTCTCACTCGACACCCAGTTCGGCGTGGACATTTCGTTCTCGTCTCAGGACCTGGCCATGTCGATTGACGATTTCAGCGATCGGTTCATCGTTCCCGCCATCGCGGTCGTCGCCAACAAGATCGACAGCGACGGGCTGAAGCTCTACAAGCAGGTCGCCAACGCGGTCGGCGCACCCGGCACCACGCCCTCGGCATGGCTGACCTACCTCGACGCAGGCGTCAAGCTCGACAACGCCTCGGCTCCGCAGGACGGCAAGCGCACGATGGTGCTGACCCCGCGTATGCAGGCTACCTTGGTGGATGCCCTCAAAGGACTGTTCCAGTCCGCGAGCGACATCGCCAGCCAGTACCGCAAAGGCAAGATGGGCGAGTCTGGTGGGTTCATGTTCTTCATGGACCAGAACGTCGGCACGCACACGGTCGGTGCCCTCGGAGGCACGCCGCTGGCCAATGCCGCAGCGGCACAGACCGGCGGGACGATCATCACGAACGGGTGGTCGAACTCGATCTCCGGTGTCCTCAAGAGAGGCGACGTTGTGCAGTTTGCCGGGGCCTTTGAAGTCAACCTTCAGTCGCGTGAAAACGTCGGCATTCTCAAGGACTTCGTGGTCACCGCCGATGTGGACTCGGATAGCAGCGGCAACGCGACCATTCCGATCAGCCCCGCCATTGTGATCTCTGGTGCGAGCCAGAACACCTCGGCGGGAGTGGCCAACGACGCGATCGTGACCATCTTCGGCAGCGCCACGGCGTATGCGAACAAGGTCTCTCCGACCGCGTTGGCGTTCCACCAGGACGCCTTCACGCTGGCGTGTGCGGACCTCCCGCTCCCGAAGGGTGTGGACATGGCGGCTCGCGTGAGCGACAAGCAGTTGGGCATCAGCATCCGCATGATTCGTGACTACGACATCAACACGGACCAGTTCCCCTGCCGGTTGGACGTGCTGTACGGCTGGACCGCGCTGCGCCCTGAGTTGGCCTGCCGCATCCAAGGCTGACACGTATGACACATGACGGATGGCCTTCGGGCTGTCCGTCATTGTTTCCCACTTTTTCACATTTCAGGAGCACACACTATGGCAATCACCGCAACGACCCTCAATGGCGCAGTCGCTTCGACTGACACCTCCATCCGACTGACCAGTGGCACGGGCGCTGCGGTCGGGTCCTTCGTCCGGATCGACAGCGAATTCGTTCGCATTCTGGATATCACCAACACGCCGACCGTCGCGGTCCAGCGTGGACAGGTGGGCACGCTCGGCGCGGCCCACACCACACTGGCCCCGGCCGTCATTGGACTGCCGTCGGACTTCGAGAACGTTCCGGAGCCGCGCTCGTATAGCTACGGCGCGGACGGCGCGATCACGATCGCACCGGGCTTCCACTTGCTGAAGAAGGCCACGGCAGGCGCGTATACGCTCGCGAACCCGTCGCAGGCCGACAACGGCATCCAGTTGGTGTTCACGTCCGGCACCGCTGCCGCACATGTCATCACTGGCGTCACGATCTGGGATGGCACCGCGACCGCGAACACGACGCTGACGTTCACGGCCATCGCGGGTGCGAGTTGCACGCTCGTGGCGAACAACGGCGCGTGGAACACCCTGAGCCTGGAAGCCGTCACCCCGGCTCCGTAATACACCTACTGAGGCGCACGGGTCTTGACGACTCGTGCGCCTTGGCGCGTGTTCTTTGTTGTTTCCAGAGGAGTCTCACATGGCCACCACCCTTACCAACGTCGTCAACGAAGGCGCATTCGACCGCAGCGTCAGACAGATCATCAACGACAACAACGCGCTCACGGTTGATTTGGATTCAGTCCAGTCGATCGCTGGCGTTAAAACCTTTTCCGGCGCGAATGTGCATTCTGGCGCTGAAACGCACAGCGGCAACGAAGCCTTTACCGGGTCGCCCACAGGACTCGTCGTGTCCAAGACCGTCTCTTTCGTTGAGGACGCCACCTCGGTCACGCATACCGGCACGGTGGTGATTCCTGCTGGGGCGACGTTGCAGGAGATTCGCGTGTCGAGCAGCGCCCTGTGGACCGGCGGCACCGCCGCGTTGTCGGTGGGTGATGCACAGGCCGCGACCGGATGGTTCAATGCGGTGAACCTGAAAGCCACAGACCTTTTGGTGGGCGAAGTCCTAAGTATCGCCTCCTCTGAAAACTGGGGCGGCAAGCAGGGCGCGTACCTTGTGGCTGCGTCTGGCGTCAAGGGACAAGCCACCGCGAGCAAGGCGGGCACGTTCTATGTCACCGCTGGCAGCGTGATCGGTGTGATTTCCGTAGGCGCCCCGGCCACCACGGCTGGACGCACCTATATGACCGTCACTTACTCGGTGGGTACGGCCGTCGTGCCTGTGCTCGCGTAACGGGCACAATATGGCAGCCTCTTTTTCCAAGCTCGCGGCGATCACCAAGAGTGACACGGTGAATTTTCCTTTCGGACCCACGACCCCAGGCTCCGCCATTTACGTGGGCGGAGCGGGGGTGGTGGCGCTCGTGTTCAACGACGACACGGTGGTGAATCTCACCGCCACGGCGGGGTTGATCCTTCCGGTCACCGGGGTCAAGCGCGTTAATTCAACCGACACCACCGCCACGGTTATAACCGTGTGCTACGCCATTTAACAGGGAGAGACACATGTCAGAGTTCGCACAGTGGAAGCATCACCCGACGCAGGACCCCAAGCTGTTTACCAGCCAAGAAGCCTACGACGCCGCAGGTCCTGAGTGGCGCGATAGTCCCGCGTGGTTTACGGGAGAGCCGATGGCGGCCGCCGAGCCGATCGCGGAGCCGTCGGTCGCCTTCGAGTTGTCGAAGGTCGCGCTGCCGGACCCTATGACGTTTGTGGTGCCCACTCCTATCGACTTTGAGGTGGTTTCCGAGCCGGTCACTGAGCCGATCGTGGCGGTCGAAGCGCCGATCGTGGTAGACGAAGACGACGATGCCCCGGTCAAACGCAGCCCTGGACGACCACGCAAGCAGAAAGAGTAACCCGGCATGGCCGTCACGGCGCTGGACATCATCTCCTCGGCACTAAAGCTCATCGGCGTCACGGCGGCGGGGGAAACCCCCTCGTCCGAAGACGCCAATGACGCGCTCGTGGTGCTCAACGATTACGTGGACGAACTCCGCACGCAGCGGTTGTCCATTTACATCACCACGCGCAACGTCTATCCCTTGACCGCTGCCACCGCCAGTTACACCATCGGCACCGGAGGCGACTTAAACCAACAGCGCCCGCTGTGGATTCCGTACGCCGGGTTGATTATCGACAACTCCGCGTCTCCGCAGACAGAAATCGGCATCGACGTGTTGTCGGTGCAGCAGTACGCCGACATCTACCAGAAATCACTTGGGAGTCAGTTGGCGCAAGCCCTCTACTACGACCATGGCTGGTCCAGCGGGTTAGGGATCATCTATCTCTATCCCGTGCCGAGCGTCGGCACGACGAGCCTGGTGCTCTACACGCCGATTGCGATTAACGAATTTGACAACCTCACCACGGAATACACGTTCCCGCCGGGGTATCGCAAGATGCTCCGCTACAACCTCGCCGTCCAGTTGGCGGCAGAGTATGGGCGTCAGGTGGACCCGTCGGTGGCCGATATTGCCCGCACGGCCACCGCGAGTGTGAAGTCAGCCAACGCCACCCAACCCGGCCTGATGCGGATTGATGCCGCGATGGTCGGACGCGCCCGATCGTGGAACTGGAGAACCGGCACCAACAGCACACGCGGGAGCGGGTACTAATGCGTATCCCTCATTTTATTGGGGGATCGTATCGAGCGGGCAGCAAGATTGCCGACGATTCGATCACGATGAACTTCTACCCGGAGATGATGGAATCTCCCGGCGCGAAAGCTCCCATCGTGATGTACCCCACGCCGGGGTTTACGACCTTTTATACCGCCACGGAAGCGCCCTGTCGAGGATTGTGGTCCGAAGATGGGCGCACGCTCGCGGCCATGGGCGGCCTCTTGTATGAAATCTTCGCGGACGGCACCGCGATTAGCCGAGGCTCTATCTCGAACGACAACGAGCCGGTGACGTTTGCGACCAACGGCGACGGGGGTGGCGAGGTGTTTGTCACCTCTGGCGACGTGGGCTACATCTTCACCCTCGCAAGTAATCTCCTGGCCACTGAATTGACGGACGTGACCTTTGGCGGATTTTTGAGCAGTCGCTTCTTGGCGCTCGATGCCGCCACCTCGACGCTGAAAATCTCCGACCAGTTGGATGGCACGACCTGGGACCCAACGCAAGTCGTGCAGCGGACCATCGGATCTGACGCCTGGACCTCAATGTTGGTGAACAACCGTGAGATTTGGCTGTTCGGATCGCGCACGAGCGAAGTGTGGTACGACGCTGGCACCTCGCCGTTTCCTTTTGCGCCAGTCCCTGGAGCCTATATTCAGCAGGGCATCAAAGCCCCGTTCTCCGCCGCACGTCTCGCCAATTCCGTCGTCTGGCTCGGGCAGAACGAATCTGGAGCCGCCGTGGTCTATAGAGCCAACGGCTACGCGGCTGAACGCATCAGCGATCACGCCATGGAGTTCGCCATTCAAGCCTATGGCACCTCTGAGGACGCGAAAGCATGGGTGTATGAGCAGAACGGCCACGCCTTCTACGTGCTGACGTTTCCGACTGCTGGTAAAACATGGGTCTTTGATGCGACGACGAACCTGTGGCACAACCGGGGCTATTGGGATGTGGCGACCTCGACGTATAAAGCCTACCGCGCCATGTGGCACTGCTTCGCGCAGGGCAAGCACCTTGTCGGAGACCTCCTGCGAGGCGTCATCTATGAGATGAAAGACGACGTGTATACCGATGTCGGAGGAGTGGCGATTCGACGGTTTCGGCGTGGGCCACATCTGGCCCAAGAGCAGTTACTCGTTGTTCATCACTTCTTTCAGCTAGACATGGATGTCGGCGTCGGACTCAACAGCGGACAAGGCAGCGATCCGCAGGTCATGCTGCGCTGGTCTGACGACGGCGGCAATACGTGGTCGAACGAACATTGGCGATCGGCGGGGAAACGAGGGCAATACCGCACTCGTGTCCTGTGGAACCGTCTCGGGTCGTCTCGGGATCGCATCTACGAAGTCGCCATGTCCGATCCAGTGCCGTGGAAACTCGTGGACGCCTTTATCCGCATGACTGTGGGGACCAGTTGATTCTCGCGCCCCCGCCGCTCTACAGCCGCGTGGTCAACACTGCCACGGAACGGGCCTCCGCAGACTACATCAGATGGTTTAACAGCCTTGTGGCGTACCTCAAGTTAACGTCCTATGTTCCTGGCACCGCCTCACTGACGGCGCAATCAGACTCAGTGGCCGCCACGGCCATTCAAACAGGGGTCTTGGAACCCGGCCTGTATCGCGTGTCCTATTACCTGCGGGTGACACGAGCCGCCACATCGAGCAGTTCCATTGAACTGACCCTCCGGTGGACAGACGGCGCTATCGCGTGTAATTACGTGTCCGGAGCCACGACTGGCAACACCACCGCCACGGTGCTCCAAGGCAGCGTGCTGGTCAGCGTAGACAAAGGATCAAGCATCACCTACGAGACCACCTATGCGAGTGTTGGAGCAACCACGATGCAATATGCCCTCTCGGTGAGGGTGGAGGCCCTGCCGTGACCACAGAGACTCGTTTGCTCCCCCGTGATGAATGGCACAGGCTAGTAGGCACTGAAGCTGAGGCGGCGTGGCCGGTGTTCCCCGAAGGAACACAAGTCATCGTCGTTGAACACGACGGTGTAATCGTCGGTTGTTGGAGTCTCCTGCCGGTGTTCCATGCGGAGTGTGTCTGGATTGCGCCAGACAAACGAGCGAGCGGCTCCGTCTCTCGGCGTCTGTGGCAACGAATGCACGCGCTGGCCCGTGAGATGGGCCTGAAAGCGTTTGCGACCTCTGCCATGGACGATAGGATTCGGCACCTTTTAGAGCGCCACGGGGCCTCAGAGTTGCCCGGTCGTCATTTTGTAGTCCCAGTGAAAGAGAGTCCGTCATGCCGTTTCCATTACTCCCACTAATTATAGGAGGTCTCTCTGCTGGCGCTCAGTTATATGGAGCCAAGAAGGGGTCGGATGCCGCCAAGGCCGCCGCCCGAGATCAGGGCCGAGCCAGCGAGAAAGCCTTTGGAGACGCCAGAGAGGAGCGAGACCGCATGTCCTCGCTCAACAGGCCGTTTATGGAAGGGTCTGGCGAACGCGCCATGTCTCGTCGTAATGCGATGAACGCCGGTCT